AGACTATCTGCTGAAAAAGAAACTGATGCAGGACAAGTACGGCATCACGATCCGCGAGGTGTGAGATGAGTTTTGAGCACTGCCACTTCTGCCTGCCGCCGGTGCGCTATCCCGGCTGTCAAAGCCATTGCCCGCATTACGCAGAGGATATCGCAAAGATTCAGGCAGCGAAGGCGGAAGAAAAGCGGCAGTCGCAGGCAAAAGACGATTATTTGGGAGCGTGCCAGTTCAAAACGCGACGCATGCAGAACTTGAAAAAATAAAAGGGAGCAAGAAAAGATGTTGACAGAAAAAGAGTTGGGCGACCGGCTCAAAAACGTTCGAAAAATGCGAAATATCAGCCAGTTTCGGATGGCCGATATGATGGGCACAGAACAGTCATTCATTGCCAAACTCGAAAAGGGCGCGAGCTATCCGAAGGTGTCGACGCTGTATAGATACGCCGAATGCTTTGGCTTGACGTTAAGCGATATTCTGGCGGAATCCCCCCCGGCGAAAAAAGGCATGCTGTCGCCGGAAGAGATCGGCGAGAACATCAAGAAATGGAGTGCGCTGCGGGGCATGAGTATCAAGGGGCTTGCAGAAAAGGCGGGATTATCGCGCAGTAGCATCTTAAACCTCAGAGAGGGACGATGCATCAGCTACATGCCGACGTATCAGTACATTGCCGAAGCGCTGGGCGTGACCGTCGGGACGCTACTCGGCGAGACGGGTGGTGCGGAATGATGAAAGCTGTGCCATTTAAGACGGTGGCGTATCCACAGCTCAAGAAAGCCTTGCAGTCATCGGGCATGACACCGCCGGAGTTGAGCAAGAAGATCGGCGTCTCCCCGCTCTGCGTGTGGCGATGGACAACGGGGAAGAACGAATTCAGCATCGGCGTTATCAAGGCAATCCTTGCTGCGACGGGGCTGACATTTGAAGAGGCTTTCGGGGAGGTACACACATGAGCAAAATCGTGAGATCGAAAACGCCGTTTGAGTTCTGCATTTATCCGGTGCTCAAGGAAGCGTTGGAAAAGATGAACTACAACCAGACAGAGCTGGCGCAATCACTCGGCACGTCGCAGTTTACGGTGTCGGCGTGGGCGCGCGGCGACCGCGATACAACGGTGCGGCTGCTGCTGGCGCTGGAAGATTTGACCGGGATGACGTTCCGGGAGCTGTTCGGAGAATGCGAGGAACGCCGTGGAAGGGTATAGCAATCAGCCGATTCCGAAGGAGGCGGCAAAACGGCTTTTAGCCCTTGATTTGCAGGACAAGGAAATCTTAAGCTACGAGAAGCTCGACCAGTGGTATACCGCATGGGGCGGAAAGTGCTACGTGTCATTTTCCGGCGGCAAGGATAGCACGGTGCTGGCATACTTGGTGGCGCGTTACCTGTCGAGTTTTAGGGTGCCGCCGTGGGAGCTGAACTTGGTGTTTGTGAATACTGGGGTGGAGTACCCGGAGATACAGAAGTTCGTCAATGAGTACGCCGACTGGCTGCGGAGGGAGTTCCCCCGCTTGACTGTCAATCTTGTACGCCTTCGTCCAAAGATGAACGTCCGGCAGGTCGTGACGAAGTACGGGTATAGCGTCATAGGAAAAGATGTGGCGCACCGGATAGAAACCGCGCGGCGATCACCGGAGAGCCGCAGTATGAAGCTATTGCGTGGGGAAGTCTTACGCATTGATGGGGAAAAAAGTATGTACAACTGTGAAAAGTGGGAGTATTTGCTTTCGGCTCCATTTCTCATATCAGACAAATGTTGTGGGATTATGAAAAAGTCCCCGGCAAAGAGCTATGAGCACCGAGCGGATGTTAAACCCACGACGGCAACAATGGCGGAGGAAAGTCTTTTGCGGATGCAAAAATGGCGCGAAACCGGCTGCAACGCCTTTGATGGCAAGCGCCCTATGGGAAAGCCCATGAGCTTTTGGACGGAGCAGGATGTGCTTCGGTTTATCGTAGACCGAAAGTTGCCTATCGCCAGCGTATACGGTGACATCGTGGCGAGCGACGGCGAGAATGACTACGCGGAAACGCTGATTGACTGCAAACTGCACTGCACGGGCTGCCAACGCACGGGATGTATGTTCTGCGCGTTCGGCGTGCATCTCGAAAAGGAAGAAAACCGATTCGAGCGCATGAAGCACACGCACCCGAAACATTATGAATTCTGCATCGGCGGCGGGAAGTTTGACCCCGCGGATGGGCTATGGAAACCCAGTGAAAAGGGGCTTGGCTACGGCCGGGTTCTGGATTACATCGGCGTGAGGTATTGACCATGTATATTGGGAACCATTTAGCTGGAAGCCTGCCGCATTTCAGGGCAGCACCGGAATTATGAGCGTTACCACGAAAGAGACGACTGCGCACGGGCGCGTCGTCTACATCAACGAGGCGCACCGCTACTTTACGGCGGAGGCGGAGGCACATGGATACAAACTCAGAGAGAGTTTTAAATTTTAACAATAATCAGGAGGAATTTCATCATGAACACCAATCAGGACTACATCGTTCGCTGCGACCGCGCAGGTGTTTTCTTTGGCAAGATCAAAGAACGCAACGGCTCCGAGGTCACTATGACCGAGGTGCGCAAGTTGTGGAGCTGGGACGGCGCGTGCGCCGTGGAGCAGCTGGCGCAAGACGGCACAAAAGCACCGGGCAACTGCCGTTTTACCGTGACGATCCCGGAAATGACCGTGCTGGGCGCGATCCAGATTATCCCGTGCACAGATACGGCATCGGTGTCGCTTCGCGGCGTAAAGGAGTGGAAGAGATGACGCTTGATGATAAAATCAAAGCCTTTCTGACTGTGAGCTCCGGCTACGGCGACGGCTCCGGCTACGGCGACGGCTCCGGCTACGGCGACGGCTACGGCTATGGCTCCGGCTACGGCTACGGCTCCGGCTACGGCGACGGCCCCCGGCACGGGCACGGCACCCGGGCCCGCCGCCGGGACCTGAAAATCCTGGAGCGCATGGCAGCCAAACGAGGTGAGAAGCTGACCGTCCTGCGTCACCTGGGGCTCTATTACACTTTCCGAAGCCTGGTCCGTCGGAGACTGCTGCTGATGGGGGTGTCTTTGCTTCTGTTGTCCGCCTTGCTGATCCCCACCCGGATTCTCTTCTTCCGGGTCACCGGCAACAGCCGGATTCCTGCCGGAGAGATCTTGGCGGCGGCTGAGGACTGCGGTCTCCGGTTTGGCGTAAACCGCCGGGGCCTTCGCAGCGAGAAAATCAAAAATAGTCTCTTGTCCATCATTCCGGAGCTTAAATGGGTAGGGGTCAATACTTATGGCTGCGTTGCGGAAATACGAGTGGCGGAAAAGCCTCCTTCCGTTCCCATGGAGCAGCAAACCAATGGCCTGAGCCACTTGGCAGCCGCCCGGGACGGAGTCATCCAGGATGTCACCGTGACCCGAGGCACCGCCCTCTGCGCCCCGGGCCAGACGGTTACCCAGGGAGAGATCCTGATTTCCGGCCTCATGGATTGCGGCATTACCCAGAAGGCCACCGTCGCCCAAGGAGAGGTCACCGCCCTGACAAGCAGGTCCTTTTTCGCCGTGACCCCAGAAAATCGCCTTGTGCGGGACGGTCTCTCGAAAAAAATCACCCGCTGGAGCCTGGTCCTCGGAAAAAAACGGATAAAATTATGGATTGGTAGTGGAATTTGGGGTACCGAATGTGATAGAATGTATCAGGAATACCAGCTGACCCTGCCCGGAGGCTTTCGCCTGCCTGTGGCATTGGCGGCAGACCGATTCTGTATATCGCCATTGCGTGAAGGGGCAGTTCCGGAAGCGGAAGCCGGAGCTCTGCTTCGCATTCTTTCGGAAAGTTCTTTAAAAGCGGACATGCTGGCAGGGGTGATTCAGAAAAAGCAGGAAGCTCTTTCCCATACCGCTGGACGATACTGCCTGACAGGTGCGTACACTTGCCGGGAGGTCATCAGCCGCCGAATCTGGGAGCAGATAGGAGATACCAATGAGTAAAGAAACAGAACGAATCGTAAATGCTGAACGTGTAGAGGATTTGATTGCCGTATTCGGCTCCTTTGATGAAAACGTACGCCGGATCGAAGAGGCCCTTGGCGTGCGCATTGTCAACCGGGGCACGGACCTGAAGGTCACCGGCGATGAGGAAATGGCAGACAAAGCTGTCCGAACCCTGGAGGGGCTGCTGTCTTTGGCCGCCCGGGGTGAAACCATCGATGAGCAACGGGTCCGCTACCTCATTACCCTTGTCAGCGAGGGAAATGAGGCCCAAATTGCCAAAATGGCCCAGGATGTGGTATGTATCACAGCCAAAGGAAAGCCCATCAAGGCCAAGACTGTGGGCCAGCAGACCTATATGAAGGCCATTGCCCAAAATACAGTCACCATTGGCGTAGGCCCTGCCGGTACCGGCAAGACCTATCTGGCGGTGGCCGCCGCCGTATCCGCTTTTCGGGAACGGACGGTGAACCGGATCATCCTCACCCGGCCTGCGGTGGAGGCAGGGGAACGGCTCGGCTTTTTGCCTGGGGACCTGCAAAATAAGGTAGACCCCTATCTGCGGCCCCTGTATGACGCGCTATACGACATGCTGGGGGCAGAGACCTTCCAGAAGTACCAGGAGCGAGGGTCTATTGAAGTCGCCCCCTTGGCCTATATGCGGGGCCGTACCCTGGATGACAGCTTCATCATTCTGGATGAAGCTCAGAACACGACCCGGGAACAGATGAAGATGTTTCTCACCCGCTTAGGCTTCGGCTCCAAAATCGTCATTACCGGTGACGTGACCCAGATCGACCTGCCGGAGGACAAGGTGTCCGGACTGAAGGATGCCGTCCGCATCCTGGATGGGGTAGAGGACATTGCCATCTGTCGCCTGACTTCTGCCGATGTCGTTCGTCACGCTCTGGTACAGAAGATCATCAACGCCTACGAAAAAGCGGAGAAAAAGCAGACTGTTTCCGGTCCTGCCGGTAATTTCCACGGAAAATATCAAAGGAAGCGAGAAAAATGAGAAATAAGATCAACCTGGTTTTCGAGCAGGGCGGCCTCAGCAGGCTCCCCATTGCCGCCAATATCCGCACCTGTATCAACGCTGTCCTGAAGCAGGAGCATGTGCCTGTCAAATGTGAAATCAATGTATTGGTCACCGATGACAAAGGCATCCAGACCATCAACAGGACCTCCCGGAACATCGACAAACCCACGGATGTACTGAGCTTTCCTATGTTTGAACTGTCCCCTGGCGAACTTCCTGACGACTGGAGTGCGTACCAGGATCCGGATACCGGACTGGTACCCCTGGGAGATATGTGCATCTCTCTAGAAAGAGCCATCGCCCAGGCCCAGGAATTCGGCCATACCACCCGCCGGGAAGTTGGGTATCTGACCATTCATTCCATGCTCCATCTACTGGGCTACGACCACATGGACGAAGGCCCCCAGAAGCGTCAGATGCGTTCAAGAGAAGAGGCCATCGCCGGGGAGATCCCGGGTATGAGCCGGAAATAAGGAGAAAGCTATGAAAACAAAATCTGCCATGATCACCATCTGCGGACGACCCAACGTGGGCAAATCCACCCTGACCAACTATCTGGTAGGAGAGAAGATTGCCATCGTTTCTAACAAGCCCCAGACCACCCGGAACCGCATCTGCGGCATCGTCACCAGAGGAGACACTCAGTTTGTCTTTGTGGATACCCCGGGCTACCACAAGGCCCGGACCAAGCTGGGAGACTATATGGTCAATACCGTTCGGGAGTCCATCGCCGATGTAGACCTGACACTTTTGGTGGTGGAGCCCATCGCCTCTGTAGGCAGTCAGGAAGAGGCCCTGATTGAAAAAATCCACTCCAGCCACAGCCCCGCTGTCCTTGTCATCAACAAAATCGACACGGTGGAAAAGGAGGCGCTTTTGGCCGTTATCGCAAAATATTCGGAAAGCTATCACTTTGACGAAATCGTACCTATCAGCGCCAAAACCGGAGACGGGGTGGAGGAACTTCTGAAGATCTGTGGCAGATATGCCCAAGAGGGGCCATTTCTCTTCCCGGAGGACATCACCACAGACCAACCTGAGCGGCAGGTTATGGCGGAGATCATCCGGGAGAAGCTCTTGTGGTGTCTGGATAAGGAGATCCCCCACGGCACCGCTGTAGAGATCACCAAGTTTTCCGAGCGGGACAACGGCATCATCGATCT